CTTTAAGTTGTTCATTTTTTTGTTTGATTTCTCTTTCTTGTTGTTTCTCTTTTTCTGTTTGTAAGTCTTTTTGTTCTTCGAGCATAGGTTTCTTACGATATTGTAGAGGTTTTGTTCCTTTTTTAGAAAAGGCATGTAATATAGGAGAAACATCACATAATGCTTCATATATATACATGCCTTGATTCCACATAAACGTATCTTCGTGTCTTAATTTTAATTTATATGCTTCACGATAAAACTTTGCTAAATATGGTGATTCATACCAATACTCATTAAAAGTCATACCATAAGACATATAATAAGGACACTCACGTTCAAAAAGTTGTGTAAGGGAAATAGACTCTACTTTTGACTTTTCTTTGGAGATAAGTCCACTACTTCCCAAGTTGCGTTTCCCTCTTCATCTTCTTTAGGGTTTTCAACAAGAGAACTATAGCATTCTGTTATCATTGTTGTGATAACTTCAATTAGTTTCTCTTTATCTTTAGATTTTGAGTAAATCTCTTCAACCAAAGTTGGTTTAATATTTCTATGGTTTTTTAAGAAAGCACCCTTAAAAGCTAACTCAATCATACTCATAGGTTTTTTACTAAATGATTCCAATTCAAAACCCTCAGATTCAATCGCTTTAATACTCATTCTATTGTATTCAAGCGTATATGTAATATCATTATATGTCATATTGATTTTTGTATTCATATTCTCCTCCTAATCTATTTCGCTATTTATTATCCACTTACTTCTTCTGCTATTTTAGCAAATTTAGCAGGTGCATTTGTTGGTGTAATATAGTTTGTTATTTCTAATACTGAGTTTACTTCTGTTTCAGGTAATCCCATTTCACTAGGGTTTCCAGTAAAGAAGAAAGCATTAGTTAAGCCCGGTACTAATATTTCAAACCATATTGCTTTACCAGCCGCTTTTGCAGTAGTATAAGTAGTCATTAATGTACCCCAATTTGTAATTAACTCTTCTGTTAAGTTAAATGTAAATTCTAATGCACCACCTAAATCTTTTAAACCATCTATGTAAGTTTTATATTCTAATTCATCTAGTGTAGTTGTTTCAAGTGTATCTGGTGCTGGGTTTAGACTTGGTGTAGATTTAACACCTCTAATTCTTGTATAACCACTAGTTGGTCTAGTTCCAGCAGTTGTTTCAGCTGCATATAATAATTGTACTCCAGCTGTTGATAAATCAATTGCCATTTTAATACCTCCTATAAATTGTATTTGTATTTATATCAACATTACATTCATATCTCAAATAACCATACATAACGTTGTTATCATTGTAATGTGGTTGTTTAGTAAAACTTCCTACTCTACGCATACACCAATATCTTTCACTCTTCATAAGGTTGTCAATCATTTCTCCTATGATTTCTAAGTTTTCAAGTGCTGTATGATTAGCGGTTTGTTCACAATCTATTCTTATTTGATAACTAAGATAACTTACTTGTTCTCCACTATCATTACTATATTTTAAAACATCTTCGTTGTTTAATTCATTAATAGTAATGATTGGAAAAGTTGGTTCTGGGTAAAGTTCATATTGTAATTTAACAATTATATCACCATACTCATTTTCATCATAAATATCTTCATTATTATTTTGAAACAATTCTTTTATATCATTTTTTAATTGATGCGATAATGTAATCATTCAACTCTTTTCCTTTCTCAGCAACCTTTTTTCGTATGCTATTATTTAATAAATAATTTCTAGTTTTCCACATTTCTTGACCACTAGGAACACCTTGTGTATAGTAAACCATACCGTCTTTATTATAAGTCCAATATTTACCAGAACTTATTCCAATGGCATCTAAATCTTCTTTTTCTAATGATCCTTCCGGAACATCACTAACATTTCTAATTGTTCTACCACTATTGTAATCGTTTAAATTATATCTCGATTTGACAGGGTGTTGGTTTTGTTCACCTCTATCACCAGTACCAAACTCTTCGTATACCACATCTTTACCATAAGCATATAACTCACCGTTTGTATCTTTAGTAGTATAATTTACATTTATATTACCAATATTAGGATCATGTTCTCTAGCACTATATTGTTTCTTGGCATATTCAACACCTTCTTCCAATATATCAGATACTAACAATTGAGCAATAAAATCAATGTCTTTTTCTAATTTTTGTAAACCACGTATGACACTGTCAACATTATCTAGGGTTATTTCAACTTTCTTGCTCATGTCTATCACCACTTCTACGATATAACATTATTTCCATACTATCTATATGAATCATTGGTTTTTTGTATATCTCATAATCAGCATTTTTACAAAGTTCATCATGTTCATCTGGTGGTGTAGTATATATATAAAATCTATCTCCTTCATGAAATAAATCTTTTTCATTAATACTAGGTTTTAATCTCAAATACATTGGGTAATTCATACCTATTGATATTAAATCACCCTCACTATTTGTTGGTAAATAGTTCTCATAAATAAGTATAGGTTCTCTATATTTATTTATTCCTTTTTCATCATGGTATTTTTGACATAAATATAATTTTCTTTTATTTCTACGTAGGTTTCTCACTTAATCACCTACTTTATTAATGGTACTATTTCTTTTAATAAATCTATTGGATAATCTCCACCAGAAGTATAATGTCTTGTAATACCATTTTCACTATGTACAGTTTCTCCATCTGCACCTATTTTAGCAAATGCAGTGATAGATAATGGGATGATTAAATCTTCATACTTTTCATCATATGGTTTATCATCAGTTGGTGTAAATCTTCTACAACGATTTATTTGTTTAATAGCACGTTTTATTTCATATTCTAAAACAGCTTCATCTTCTTTAAGAACTTCAATATCTCTTGCTTTCAACATATTTTTTAAATCACTAACTAATGTATCAAGTGTATTCTCATCCATATATACCCCTCCTATCTATCTCTACTATATTTATATTTGTTTTTAAATATTTCTTTTTCTTCTATTTTTGATTTTTCATTTTTTTGTAATTCTTTTTTCATATCATTTATTGTTATTTCTTTGGCATCTATATTTCCATTATCTTCAATAAATGTATTCATATCAGGTACAAGAGATACTTCTTCACCTTTCAATTCAGCTTTAATTTTGATATATTTTCTATCACGATATATGTAATATTCATCTTTTATTTTATATATCATATTAACACCTACTTTCTGTCTTTTTGAAGTTTTCTTGTTGTACCCTCTTCAATAATTTCTTTTTCTTCTTTTTTATCTATATTATCTACACTATCTATATTTTCTTTTACAACTTTTTTCTCAGTTGTATTCTTTTTTTCTTCAACAATTCTATAACCAAGGGGTTTGAATTTATCTTCAAAAACCCCCTTTGTTACTTTAAATTCATATTTATCGTTTGTTATCTTTATCATATATTATCCAGATATTTCAGGGTTAGTGTCCATAATATAGATTTGATCAGCCATTTCAAATGATGGTAATGCAACCATAGATACTTTAGTTTCAACATTAACTGGATCAACTATTTCACTAGTTGTTACAGCAACACCGTTGTTTACAACAGCAACTTTTGCAGATAAACCATTAGTTAAATCACTTTCTTCTGGTGTAACACCTTTATGTGTTTCTCCTAAGTTTCCATCTGGTAAGAATACTATTGTGTTATCTGGTATATATTTATGAGCTACTTCACTTTCATCAACATAAACATTATCATATTGTAATAAAGATATTCCAAGTTCACTTTCTAGGTAAGAGATTGCTCTATCTGTTGTTACATTAACTGTACCATTAGCAAATACATAAATTGCATTTTTTAAAGCATTGTTTGTTCTAAATGTCTTACCAACAGAACTATTGAATATTGCTCTTGTTATAATAACACCCTCTGCTTTTGCATCATCGATAACTTTTTGAATATCACCAAGTATATCAGCATTAGCATCTGACCATACAGCAGAAGCATCAATTTTTTGACTATCTTTTAAACCATAATTATAAGTATAAGATTGACCATTTGAAGATAATGTAATTACACCACTTGTAAGTAATTCCATTCTCATTCTTTCTAGTGTTATATCAGAAGCATCAATTAATGACGCAGGTTGGTCAAAAATTCTACTTAAAACACTATCAACCAATGTAGGGTTGTTTGCTGCGATAAAGTTATTTAATTGTACTCTTAAATCTTCATCGATATACACAGATTCTTTGAAGAATGGCATTTTAGTCTTAACTTCTTCAATTCCTTGCATATCTCTACGAATTGCTTTAGCATCATAACTTGATAATCTTAAACCAACAGGTTGATTTTTAGCACCTTTGATCCAACGAAGATCGGTTCCTATTTCTCTAACAACTGGGAATAATGTTTCACCTAATAATGGTTGTCTATTAACATTTTTCTCTGTCCAATAAGCTGCTACTTCATTAGCAGTAATTAATTCATACATTGTTGCCATTAAATTGCACTCCCTTCTACTAAGATTATACCGTTGATATTAGCGCTTGCGATTGCAGTTGCGATAGAACTATCAACTTTTAATTTGTCGATACAACCAACAATTACGATTGTACCATTTCCTTTTCCGTTAGCATCTAATTTTACTTCATGTAATAATATACCTGTTGAGTTTGAAGTACTTGCAGTAAACTCAGTAGATAATCTACTTGCTAAATCTCCAGCTAATGGTTGACCAGCTTTTAATGTTGCATTAGCACTTCCACTTAGTTTAACAGGTAAAGCAACATGATAACTATCTTGTGCTATAAGAATTGTTTTTCTGTTTCCATAAGTATTTGTTTCAATCATTTTTTCTTCCTCCTAAAATTATTTTTTCTTTGCGAAATAATCATACTCACTCTTTTTTATAGTATTATTCTTCGCTATTCTTTTACCAATTTCGCCAATTTCATTTTGACCTTTGTTGTCGCCACTACCATTTTTACTCTTTCCAAAGTTTCCCATAGAGTCTTTAGTGGCATCAGTCTTACCTTTTTCATAAGACTTTTTAACTAATTCAGATACGTAATTTGCAATTTCAGAACTCTTCGCACTGTCCTCGCTAACAATACTTTCTAAAAATTTAGTAAAATGTTCATCGCCATCTTTGATTTCTAAATCATTTTTAACATTAGTTAGAATACCATTAATAGCAACTTTATTACTATCAATTTTATTTTCACTCAATAATGATTTAAGTCTTTCAATTTCTTTTTGTTGTTCTGCACTCGCTTGTTGACTTTTTTCATCATCAGTCAACTTTGAGTTTAGTTCATTTGTTTTTTCATTTAATGCTTTTGTCAACTCATCAACTTTACTATCAAACTTATTCTTGTCAACGTATTGACCACTTGATAAATCTTTAAAGTTTTTACCTTTAAAAAATTCACCAACTTCTTCTACTGTCATACCTTCTTTGTATGAATCACCTAGTAATGCTTTTAATTCATCCATTACAAATCTCCTTTCGTTCTAGTGATTAAACGACTTCTCTGTCGATTAGAACCCTAAATTATTTAAATCTCCGATAGGTAGGAGAAATTTTATAAATTAATCGCTTTTGGAATAGTTCCGAAGAACTATTCTCTTTAATTGAACTTCCGAAGAACTCAACGGCGTTTAATCTCTTCTTATTCGTTATTTTTATCGCCATTATTGGCATTTTCTTGGTCACCTTGACCATTTACA